TTACCGGCCCATTTGAGAACGATCCACGCAAGACCCCGGATCTTCTTTTCAACGGGCTTTCCGCCCTTAGCTTTCGAAAAGTGCTTGCAATCCGGAGAAAACCACGCCAGCCCCACTGGTCTCCCACTGGTCACCTCCCGGGGATCAACATCCCAAACTGATTCGCAGTAGTGCTCCGTCTCCGGGTGATTCGCTCGGTGCATGGCGATCGCTGCAGGGTCATGATTGATCGCGATATCTACGCTGCGGCCGATTGCCAACTCGATCCCCGTTGAGGCGCCGCCTCCACCGGCAAAATTATCAACAATGAGCTCTTGCATGCTCCCCCTCCTTCAAAATAAGAACTGTTGTTCTGCTAAATGGATGTGACCGTCCGCCGCCGCAGGCTTCCCGCGCCGTTTGTTCGTTTTGGGTTTGGTTTTCTTGGGCTTCTTGACCGTGCTCGGGTCGATGATCGCCATTATGACTTCCTGCTGGTATGGCGGGTAATCGCCGAGATTCTCCTCGATGCATTTAACATCGTGCACGGCCTCGGCTATCTTCGCCAAGACATAGGCGTCGGCTATGTTGTCGGTTGGTGGCTTGTATCCCCATCGCAGCTCAACCTGTTCCATGACCATCTTTTTGACTGCTTTCCCGGTAAGTCGCCGCTTCTTACCTGGCCTATCCGGATCAGGCTCCCACTCGGAAACATCCACGAATTTCTTAAGTTGGATCGGCCGTGGGGAGATGAATGCTCCAACTTTCCTGTCAGTCGCCATCCGGGCCGCCCAGTTGCATCCGCTGGAAACTTTGTTCGTGTCCTGGGCATCTAACGCGAAGCCCTCAATAGCCACTAGATCATCCTGATATAGATGCCGCCATATCTCATCGTGAAGGGTGCGGATCATGTGCGGAGTGTCCGATTTTACCCCGGTTAATTCCTTCGCCCGAAGAACGTTCCCCTTTTCATCTAAGGCGACAAATCCGGTATTAGTTGCCGGGTCGATTCCTACAAACCGCGTCATACACCCGTTCGATACGGCAGGATCAGGTTGAGTTTGTCAATGCTGCCGCCCCCCTGTGGCCGGATGATGATCGGGCTCATCGGACCTGTAAATCCAATGTGTAGATGATCGCTGTCCGTGGCCTTCAGCGCATCCAGCATGTATTTCGAGTTGAACGCGATCCGGATCGGGTCGCCGGTAAATTTGTCAGCGTCAATCTGCTCGACCACCTTGCCAACCCCATCAGATGTTGACTCGATCCGCACCGCTCCCTCTGCATCAACCTCCAACCGGACAATGTTGGTCTTTACTTCCCGGGCCAGCAAGTGCGCCCGATCGATCGAGTCCGCGAATGCTTTTGCGCTAACTTCCAACTCCGATTGAAACGTTGTCGGAATGATCTTCGACGTATCCGGGTAGTTGCCGTCTAGCACGCGAGAGAAGAAATTAACCCGTCCAGCGCGGAACAATACCTGACTGGTGCCAACTGAGATTTGTACCTCTTTATCGTCGCTAATGATCTTGGCCAGATCGTTCAGCGTCCGGGCTGTAATGACCACGTTGTGGAAACTGATCTCCTGGTCAGTAGCTCCATCAACTGCAACGCGGGCCAGCCGGTGTCGATCTGTCGCGGTCAGCTGCAGCCGGCCATCAGATAACTCCCAAAGGACCCCGGTCAGAATTGGGGAGGTTTCGTTGGTGGAAACCGCGAACGTTGTTGACCTGATCAGTTCCTTGAGCTCGTCTCCTTGCAGCGATAACGTCGGGTCCTCGTCCCCAATCGGTGTCGCCGGGAACTCCTCCGGATCCATTCCGACCAGATTCAGCTTCGTTTTACCTGAAGTGATCAGCGTGGCGAATCCTGGTTGAACCTCGATGTCCACCGTCTCCTTTGGCAACTTCTTGATGATCTCGACGAAGAACTTGGCCGGGAGGACAACGCTACCAGCTTCGTGCACCGTCACAGCCCCATCCTCCGCCGGGATCTCTGCTCGGATTGTAGTATCTATGTCGCTGGCCGTGAGCTTGACGCCCTCTGTCCGAAATACGTCCAGTTTTACGCCTGTTAGGATCGGTACAGTGGCCCTGCCACTGATCGCCTTAGACACATGCTGCAGGGCCTCATGAAGCTCTTGCTTTGAGATTGTGATCTTCATCTGAGCGGTGCCTCCCATCCTTTTAAGATTGCCTCATATTCCCGGTAGCCGTGAATCTTTCCAGAATAGCTGCTCCGGAGTTCGTTCAAATTGCTTTTGATGGCGCAACAACCGTAGAACACATAGCAATTTCGGAGATCATCGACCGTGTTATAGGTAACATGGACGAATTCTTCCCCAAGCAGTTGTTCTGCCTTGCCATATCCTCCGTCCCACCATTGCCCGTAACAGTGTTCTATCTCACCGTTTTCTAGTTGAAGATCAAACTTATGGCCTCCAAAGGCGTAAAATCCTGGAGTTGGCCGATCGTAGTGATAGCACTGCACGAATGTACATGAATCGTCTAAACCTATGATCAGTTTGCCGTGCTTGTAATATTTGAATTTGACAGGTTTGTCCAGAACATAGGCAATTCCGTCATTGAATTTTACGATCGCTTCAACGTTGTACATTTCACACCTTCCTTTCAATCGTCTTCGTCCAGCCAGGCTGCGATGCCCGACTTCATCGGTTTCGGCTCGACCGGCGGTGCTGCTGGTTTATTCGCCGCCGCCGTTTCCGCCGCGGGTGCGGTTTCAGGCGGTGATGTTGGAGGCGGATCGGTCTCGAGGAAATCATGAGCCGGATCATACTCACCTTCAAACTCCTGAAACTCCCATCCGAGTATGCGGAATTGCTCGCGCAGTCCCGGGTATTTTTGTACCATCCTGCCACGCCGGTAACGCTCAATCAGTTCACATGTGCGGTCGTAGATCGCCATTTTCCGCTTACGTTCCTCCGGTGTCATCCCGCTCAGAGGGTCATCCAACTCGGCAGCAAGTTTGAATTTTTCATATTCAGCCTTGCGAAACACCTCATCGTTTTCGATTTCTCGTCTGCTCATACTCCTGCACCTTCTCCCGCAGCCGTGCTTTGTCATCCTCGCTAAGATTCGTAAACCGTCCGTTTTTGCGGTTGAAAAACATCTGAATCGTTCCTGTTCCGATCTTCCGACCCTTCGCCACTATCAGCTCGATTACACCTTTCCAAGGGGTGTCAGGGTAATAGTAGTCGTCCCGATACAGGAAGATGATCACATCAGCGTCAAATTCGATGTTCCCGGATTCACGTAGGTCGGACATCATCGGGCGCTTGTCATTCCGTTCCTCGCATTTGCGGCCAACCGAGCTGATCGCCACCACCGGGATGTCGAAAGTACGCGCCATTTTTTTCAACTGCTTGGAGACGTAATTCACCCGATCTGAGGTCTGGCTGAACTTCTTCTCTGTTTCGATCAGCTGCAGGTAATCGATATAGACGATCAAGTTGGCATGCTTCTTCTTCATCGCTTTCGTTTGGCGCCAGATGTATTCGACGGTCATTCCGGGCGTATCGTCGATGTAGATGGGAAGTTGATCTAGTATTTCAAGCGCTTTGCTGTAACTGTCCCAATCGTTCTCAGTTAAGCGCCCCTTCTGAACCTTCTTCGCGTCGATGCCGCTGATATCGCAAATGTATCGCTCAGCCACATCCTTTGCCGGCATCTCGCCGGAGAACAACACTGTTGTCCAACCGGACATTGCTGCCGATTTCGAATCATTGACCACGAATGCTGTTTTACCGATACTTGGCCGCGCCCCAATGATGGTAAGGTCTTGTTTCTGATGGCCTCCTCCCATCTCATTGAGCTCGACGCTCGTCGTCCGGGCACCGTTTATTCCGCTTCTGGATCCGCGGGCCATAATCTCTTGGGGATGGCCTTCCAAAACATCTGGAATCCACTTCATTCCGTCCACTGTTCCCTGATTTTTGAGCTCCTGCAGACGTTCCATTTGTTCCTTGATCTGACCCAGATCAACGTCTCCACCTGATAGGGCCGCTTGTAAGGCTGCCGTCGCTTGCCGTTGGATGCTTGCCTCCCGCACAATTCGCTGGTACTGGTCGAAATTCGCTGTACTCGGGACAGAGTTTCTCAGACGCATTAAGTAAGAGATTCCACCGATTTTTTCGAGGTTCTTTCCCCAATGCTCCGCCAGAACCAACGGATCGAACGGGTCTTTCACGCCCGGCCTTTCAGCGAGATTCTCGTACGCCCATCGGAGAGCATTCATTACGGTCCCGTTTGGTCCTTCCGGATCGAAATCATCCGGTGACAAGTAACAATCGTCCATCAGCTCGGACTTCTTGAGGAGCGCCCCCAACACCGCCTGTTCTGCATCAAGACTCATTGCCGTTCACCCTCCGTTTCTTCACGAGGCGCTCGAGCCGTTCGCGGATGTGATCAGGCATGGGTACAGCGTGTTCATTGTAAGCTTGTAGGGCCAGTTGTTCTTGTTTTTCTTCGAGCCGCACTAGGTCGTAGTATGAACGTTCCTCTTCCGGAGCCTGAACAATCTCTGAGATCGTGGGAGCGTATTTACTCGTCCGGATGTGATGAGCCAGGCGCTGCTGGGCAGTATCGTAATCGATGTCCTGTAACATCGTGTGCCACAGCCGGGTGCCCGCCTCCGTCACCTCAAAGAAGGGATAAGCGGTTTTGATCATCATGAGAAACTTCGCCGCTTCCGTTTGCTTCACGGGCCGCCCCCTCCTCATAGAACTGATTTAAGATCTCGAGCTCCTCTTTATTGCGTTGAGCCATTGGTTTAAAACGCGCCTTGGATCTCTCCAGGTCCTTCTTGATCCAAACACGCAAGGTTTTGTTATGGTCCTTCTTATGCTGAGATGGCTTTTTGTTTGATTGCCATTCATCGAGTGCTTCGATGGTATCATCCACTCGCTGCTTTCCAAATTCTGCACACAGCTTCTCGTATTGCTCGAGAGTAAGAAATACAGTGTCGTGAAATTTAAGCTTTTTCGGAGATTCAGACATATATATATCTCCTTTCTTTATATATTTTCTTTTTTCTTTCTTGGGGGGAGAATTGTCTACCACTATTGGGGGAGAATTGTCTACCATTATGGGGGAGAATTGTCCACCACTAGCTTTTTTACTTAATGGTGGAGAATTGTCTACCGGTAGCCACTCCTCATAATTCTTGTTGAAGGAGAGGGACCGTGGTCTTGGCCCCTTCCCTTCTTTGGTAACAAGAACGACTCTCCTCTCA